TTATAACCTGCTTCACATCACTAGATGTGATTTTTTTCATACCAATAATGGTATCCCAATACGCATTATACCTATCAAAATTATCGGTAGGACTTGGAGGACTATCATTCCAGTCATCTGCAATAGATGTTGGATTGGGAAGACCTACAAAAGCGTAGTAAGAATTAACCGAACTAGAAACTCCTGAAACAAAGTTCTTTGCATTCAATATTCTAATTTGATCAGTTATGATAGCAGCCATTGTTTAAACAGAGTTTTTACTTATTTATTAAAGACACCACGAGGATATAGTTGACCCGTAGTAGGTCTTCTACCAGTTAACCATCCAGGGACAGTTTCTGTATACATGGATTCGGTAGATACTCCAACAGATCCTGTAGAACTTAGGACTAAGTTACCAGGAATACCTGCAGTATGAGCATTGAGACTAACATCACCTCTACTAACACTTGGATTCCAAGGTGTAGTTGCGGTATTAATCCCCACATTTGCTGTTGAGGCAGTGCCTGTAACAGCAGTAGTCTTTGTCCCAGAAAATGCAGAGGTATAACTATAATTCGCCATTAGGTAGTCCTCGCACAGAATGCGACTCCACGAGTTCTGTTGGTTTGATTATAAGAAGCAGTAATAACAGTATATACCTCACTACCACTAACGGTGACTGTATCCCACATTTGGATTAAAGCATCTGGTGAAGCATAGTCAAACTGAACTAATGCAAAGTCATCTGGTATATAATAAGGACATGGTACAAGTTTTGTATTAAGAGGAATACCCTTGATTACTGCACCATAATTTGCACTAGTACTTACAGTATCTGCTAATTCAGAGTTAACTGTTGCACCACCACGACCCCTATTCATAAGGTTTGAAGCATTTGAGTTGTTTCTATAATAGATTCCAATCTCTTCTTGACTACCTTGTTCATCTGCAGCCACTGCCTTATAAACAGCATCCTTATAAGGAACACCAATATTACTTGAATTTACAGGATAATAACCAAATTCTGCTACCCTTCTATTAGGATAGTAACCACTTGCTCCCAAATAAACATCTCCAGTACCCCATGTTCTAAATGTTAGTTCAGGTTCACTAGTTGCACCGACAAGAATATCAGTACGACCTCCAAGATAAACATAATCCAAATCCCAAACATTATTAGTAAAGTTATGAAGGATATATGTATGATACTGTTTATCAGTAATATAGTTTGCTGATTTGTCTGGATGTCTATATGCCATCACAGCAAAATTAGTATCAATAGCAGATCTAAAGATGTTCAAATCTAACTGATAACTGTTGGAACTAGCAACTGCTTCTCCAGTAGTATTACCGTTAGGATAGTCATCATTTTGTGTAGCAGACGATCCCAGATAATAAGCAGATGTTGTAACTGGTGTATGCGGTAAATCTAAATCTTTATTCCCTGCAAACCTGTTACCATATCCACCCTGTCTATCTTTTGTAGTAGTATAAGAATTGGCATCATTAGGATAGAAAGAACTTCCTACCTTATACATCATATTCGTATCACTAATCATCTGGAATCCACGATAAGTGACTCCATATTCCTTACTTGTATCAATACCAATTCTTGCTACTGCCCACGGATAAGTAGCACTATCTCCAATATCTTTCTTAAAGAATGCTCCTGTTGAACCAAATCCTACCGCATCTCCACTACCATCCGTTGCAATTCCAACAGTTATAGTCATATTAGAAGCACCATTAGCACTTCCACCTATCTCTGATGCAGGAATAGTCAGTACTTCTCCAGCAGTATATCCAACACCTGGTCTATTGACTAAAACATATCCTGGTATCGTACCATCACTTGCCCTATCAATGAAGAAAGACGCACCTGTTCCAATACCTGTAGTTGAAGTCTGTCTGCAGTCGTAGTATGAGGTTGTAGCACTTCCTATATCACCACCACCAGAGTAAGTCGTAATACCCGTTACAATACCACTAGAAGTTGCTTCGTGCCATTGTAGATGGGCAAATCCCTGTTCTAGCTGCTGAATAACATCAGTCCGCCCATACCCGGAAGCTAGAGAAATAGTTGTCGTTGTAATCGCCATTTTACAATAGTTTTATTATGTTTATTTATTAAAAAATAGTTATACTTCTAATTGAAGCAATGTAATCGAATAATTCATGGTTGTAGTTACACCAGATTGGTTGGTTATTGCTGCAAAAACTGTAGTAGCAGAACCAGCATTTCCTCCCAAAGCATAAGGTGTAAAGTTCAAAGTAGTTGAACCTGCACTAACTGCAGCCTCAGCAATAACTCCATTACCTGCGGTAGGATCTTCTCCTACACTACGAGTAGAATCATTACTTCTAGATGCATCGTCAGTATATAGTCTCAACCATCCTGCTGTTGATAATCCAACCTTCAATAGTGCATATGATTTATATCCACTAAATTCAGTATTACCAATACCATTATTGTTAATGGCAGCAGTAGTTCCTGTGAATTCATACCTGGATGTCATTAATCCAGAGTTAGTTCCTGTAGCAGCGAATGTACCAGAAGTGGTTACCCCACTAATATTGACATTACCACTAAAGGTCGAAACACCCGATACAGTAATATTATCAGTTATATTAATTGAACCACCAGCAGAATCAATAATTAGATTCCCCGAAGCAGTATCAAGTTCATTGTTATCAGTAACACCAATTTGAATGTTGTCTATGGTAGCACCACCGTTGGCATCTAAAGCACCAGTTAGTGTTGTAATACCAGTTGCTTTCAAGTTGGTAAATGTAGAACCTGCTGTTGTATCAATACCAGCAACGTTGTTACCACCAGAAGCAGTTACTGTACAAACACCCAAATGAATTGGAGTAACAGTTAAGTTATCTCCAAAATTGATTGTTCCTGCAGTACCAATAGCAGAATCACTATTTTCAACAACAACACCAGAACCAGAACCAGTTACACCAGTTAATCCTGAACCATCACCAATAAATTTGTTTGCAGTAACAATACCAGTAAATCCAGCATTACCATTATTAATACCAATAGTAACTGCTGTACCAACTTTGAGTCCACCATTTGCAGTAACAATACCAGCAAATGAAGCAGCACCATTAGTTTGAATAGTAGCACCAGTGCTAACCTTAACCCCTAAAGTACTCGTCTCAAAAGTCTTGGTACCCGCATAATATAATTCAACATTACTTCCTGCTTCTGCCTTAATCATCGTGGCATTATTTGCCTGGTTATTGATGAGTAAGTTAGAACTTTGAAGATATAAACTTCCTGAAGACTTTGTATCCTTGATGTAACTGTTACCAGTACTTGGATCATGCCAGATGTCTAAATCAGCAGAAGCACCAAATGATAGTTTTGCATTATCTTTAAAGTATGCCGTGCTACCAAATCCAACAGTAGCACCTGTACCTGTTACAACTTTTGCATCAAAGGTAGCAGTTGCACCTACACTTATTTGGTTTATAACACTTACACCAGATCCAACCGTGTCAAATTGAGGTATATCATTATGGAAGAGAGTTACACCACCATCATCTTTAAATCTAGCAAGAGTCTCACCAGAACCATATATTATTAAATCTCCAGTTCCAGATTCTTGAATGTAAGAATCTTGACCATTATGATATAATTGAAGGTCCGTTCCTGAGCCGAAAATTGCCTTAGCATTATCTGCAAACTCTAATTGATTCTGACTCTTATCCCAGAAAACATTCGCACTATCACCAGTAAATGTTACGTCATCACTAAATGTAGCAGTTCCTGTTTGCTGAAGACTTGAATCTATTGTTGTTATTCCAGTTATCTTAACAGTTCCATCAACAGTTAGTCTTGAAGATGCAGTTGTTGTACCTACACCAACATTACTTACTGTACTAATACCTGTAGAATTTTCATTAAAATATCCAACACCACCACCTGCAGCAGAATTTATAGTAACAATCCCAGTTGGTCCACCCGTAAGAGTAACATTATCTCCAGCAACAATAGAAGTAACAATTCCAGCAAGTAAAGTAGTACCGCTATTTCCACCACCTCTTAGCAGAGCGTAAACCTCATCAAAGTTTGCATTTATTTTACCAGCAGCAGACCTCAGGCTATCACCCGTTCCGTCATTAGCGGCCGATCCAGTGCCTATCCCTTGCTTTGCCATTATTGAATAGTTTTAGTAAAAGTATTTATCATCTAAGTAGAATAACCAACTGTCTTCAGTTTAGGTCTTCTGTATATTTGGTCACCAGTGGAGAGACCAGTAATTCCATCTTCACCATAATAGGTGTATGAATTAGCAGCAACCCTAGGTCCTAATATGATCTTACCCCAACTGTAATTACCAAAGTATGCTTGACCATTAGTAGTTGTAGAAATTGTTCCTGCGTAGACGTTACCACTTGCTTCATTATCAAGAGTTAATGATGTAGAATCCATTGTGATTCCACCAGAATCCCAGTTTTCAGTACCAATACCAGTTAGAACTGATGTATGAACCCTGGTAACAGATGTTGTACCAATTCCCAATACATGTCTTTCTAGAATATGATAATCACGAATCTGGAAGACAGAATCAACAAATTCTGTAGAGAATCCAATTACACGGTCATCTATTGATTTTGATGTAAATGGTGTCGCACCAATACCTGCACCAGTATCAGCAACTCCAACATTGGAGTTGAAAACAGTAAAGTAATCTGATGTAGTTATTCCACATTGTGTTACCGCTGTTCCTGTTATTGCAGCATCTCTTAACCAAGAATTCTCAGGAATGTAAAGGTCGAAAATTAATTCAGGACCAGAAGAAGTACTGGTTGTTCCGAATCCAACAATTGTTCCAGAGTCTCCATTATAGGAGTCAATGCTATTATTTTCCCTAGTATATGTAGGTGGACTAATCAAGACGATAGGATGAGTTGTCTGTGAGTATCCAACACCACCATCATTAGTAATAAGAATTGATGTAACTACACCTGCATTAATATATGCAGTTGCTTCTGCTCTCGCAGTTGTTCCCAATCCAACAGGATTTTGGATAGTAACATCAGGAGCAGATACATATCCTCTACCACCAGTTGATATTGCAACTGATATTACAGTAGATCCTGCACCAATAAATGCGGTTGCCGCTGCGCTAACTTTTGCATCCTGCGATACTAATGTAACACTCTTCTGGAAGTTAGTACTTACTTTACTCTCATTCTGTTGGTCGAAAAATGGTCTTAGGTTATCAACATAAGCAATTGTCGTTCCAACACCCACAGGTTGAATTAGATTTGCATGTGGGAAGATATTTGCATCATATAATTCACGATCCTTAGTAACAATCTTACCATCGATATACTTATCTTCAAGTTGTCTACACCAAGTAACAGATCTTGTAAGGTTACTATCTTCTATTAATCCAGGACCGAAGTATATGTTCGAATCAACTGAATTGGTAGAAGTAACTGTTTGAACTGTTCTTGTATCTTGTTGTAACCATTTCTTATCAGCATTTACTCTAGAATCATACTCTAAACGTAAATCGTCTCCCTTCTTAACAGTTTCTATAATATCAACATCAATAACGTCACCACCACCAGTTCCTTTATAGAATAGGAACTTCATAGTATCACCATCATACATTCCATCATCTGAAGGACCTTTAGGTGCCTCAGTAAATGTTATCTGACTTCCTCCTGTAAATTCATATCCTTTTCCAGGAACCTGTAGAATATCATTGATAAAGACGAGAATAGTATCTTGAATCGTAATTAAAGATCCTTTCTTCGCTTGAATTGATAATACATTACCGTCAAGAGTAATTGGGAAGGTTTTTCTAACTCCATCAAATAGTGAAGTGAAATTATCAAGAACCTGAAGTTGTCCTACTGACCATCCAGTGAATACATCATAATCAGCATCCTCTACTGTTAACTTAAATTCATTGAAACTAGCATTAGATGTTGTAGGAATTCCTGTTGTTCCTGATAATGGTAGAGTTAAAATATGTCCAACATTATAACCATATCCAGTATTCTTAATTGTAAAGTCAATTACAGTAGAACCCATACTAACAACTACATCTGCAGTTGCATTCAAACCACCTGTACCAGGAGAATCTGAACTATAAGCAAGAGGAATATCAGTATAAGAAAGAGGATCATCAATTACAACATTCATTAATCTCTCAACACTTCCACTTCTTGCATACAAGTGATGATATTCTGATTTACCACTATTAACAGTAAATGATTTAGTATCAATAATGGTAAGAATGGTTAAACCATCTGCAGACCTATCAGTACCTCTAGGAACTATTAATGCTTCCTGTATTGTTCCACCACCTTGATAATATTTCGCAAGTGTTGCTATTCCAGCACTTATTGAAAGTTCTGTAACTGTTGTACCAATTCCAACAACTTCCATACCACGATAATTATCGGTTGGTTTCCTTGGATAGGTATGATTTGTAGCATTACCATCCTTGGTGCAGTTGAAGGTTAATGAATCAGTAGCAATCTTAATATTTCTTCCAGTTCTTAAACTGTGACCCATACCAACGTTAAGTACTAGATCACCAGTTGATGCATTGTATGATGTAGCAGAACTTCCAGATCCAACAGCAACGTTATAGTATACCGTTGTTGTTACACCAACATTAAGAGTAATTGTAGTAGATGTTGTTGCAGCAATTGAAACAGCATTATTTGATATTGGATCAGTAGATCTTGGATATGCATGATAACTACTATTTCCGTCCATATCACAAGTAAATGTGATAGATTCATCCACAAGTCTTACACTCTTTCCTGTTATTAAACCATGGGTATCATCGAGAGTTAGTACAAGTACTCCAGTTGTAGGTGTATATACAGCATTTGTGACATTATGAGTTACAATAGGAGTCGTTCCAACATTAATAGTAAAGGTGTTGGTTGTAAATCCAGTAATTGCTAATGAAGAATCATCTGCAATAGGGTCATTTGCACGAGGATAAGCATGGTCAGTATTATACTGATCCATTCCACAAGAGAATGTTATTGCACTTGTAGCAATTCCAACACTATTACCAGTGTTTAATCCATGACTAGTAACTGTAAGTGTTAATTCTCCAGTCTCTCCATTATATTCTGCATCTGTAGGAGTAATTGTACCAAGTCCTGCTACAGTAACTCCACCAGCAACTGCGCTTACAAACTTATGAAGATAATTTCCACCCGACCTTACTCCTTCCTTAGAAGCATAAGCAAAGTTGTGTGAGTAGTTACCACCAGAAACTATTGCACTGGTTGCTGCACTAACGAATGTATGTGTATATTGATCATTCTCTCCAGCAGAACCAACATTAACTGTAATTGTAGCACCCTGATGAATAAGACCACTTGCTTTTGCAGATACAAATGTATGAGTGGTTGTATTGCTAGAAGGTGCATTGGTTAATACATTAACTACAAAAGTGTTAGTTGTAACACTAGAGATTGTTAACCACTCACCACTAACAGGATCTGTTGTTCTAGGATACTCGTGCTGTGTTGCATGACTGTTCTTAGCACAAGTGAAAGTTAATGATTTATCAACAAGTCTAACCTTATCTCCGTTAGCAAATCCGTGACCTGCAATTGTAAGAGTTAATGCGCCAGATGTAGGGTTATATGAAGCATTTGATACTGTATGTGCTGTACCATCACTTGTAATCTCAACAGAAGTATCATATGCTTGATCTTTTCCGTGTGGGTAGTAATCAGTAGTAAGACCAGAATGACCAGTAAATCCTAATCCAGTTAAGATGGCAGTATCACCAACCTTCATCTTATGACCATATCCTATATGACCACCGCTAGAATAAGTATGAGTTAATGTGCTAATACCAGCAGTAAACTTAATAGCAGTAGGACTAGGAATACTTACTATAGTAAATGTATCTCCTGTTGCAGTATCTGAATTAGGCCAAGTAGTTGAACCATAAGAATTTCCAGAACGAGCAAGTCCGACATTTAATCCAGCAAGAGTGAAACTTCTACCAACACCAGTTGCATGAGCAATATTATGAGGTGATGTTAATGTGACTGTACCAACTCCAACTACATTATCATATGAGAAGGTTGTAACTCCTACAGTATTGAGTCCAACAGTCACGGTCATAATACCACTTGCTGCATGGAAAGATGCAGTTGATATTGACAGAGAACCTGCATAATTACAGGTCATTGCTAATCCACTAACCTTAATCTCGTCACCAACCACTAATCCATGTGGTTTAAATGTTGTAATTGTAGTGATACCAGTTATTGAACTGTATCCAGCATTAGTAATATCTCTTGGAGTATAAAGTATTCCAGTATTTGTAATCGCAATTCCAGTTATATAACCACCAGTAATCTGTGCGGTACCCATTCCAATGAATGAAGACCTATCTAAGTAACTTTGTGCGTCTAAATTGCTTGATGTTTGTATTGCGACATTAACTGTCTGAAGACCAACTCTATATCCAGAACCAGTATTTCCAATTGAAATAGCACTAATTGTACCAGCAGCAGAAACAGTTACAGTTGCACCAGCAGATATTAGAGGTTGATAACCAAATCCATCAGTTGAACTAACAGAAACAATAATACCACCAACAGGAATATTTGCGTTATTTGGATCAAATCCAACAGAACTTGCAGATCCAGTAAAGGCAATTGAAGTACCTGCACCAACTTCACTCATTGTGTAGTTGTTAACTGCTCCTGGACCCTGGAATACACCGTTGATTATAATGATTGCATTATTAGTAGCAACTCCAACAACATCTGCCTTATCTACTGTTAATGGGAATTCTTTATCGTATCCAGTAAATTTATTGGAAATATCGTCATAAAGATAGTTCTTTGTATATGTTTCTGTAGAACTATTCTCTACACCAGAGCGCATAAACACTCTACCTTGGAAACTGGATGCTGTAGTAATACCCAGATAATCTCGCTGATCTGGCGGATTTGTAGAAGTACCAAAAGGTTGTGCTCCATGGGGTGGTTCAATAAAGTGAATTTCATTTTCAACAATATTATAATGTCCTCTAATTTTTTGAACTATTGCTCCAGTATCAAATCCAGATTGAGTAGTTCCTAACCAATTACGTCTAACCTTAATCTGGTTTGTTGATCCAATACCAACAGAAAGTATCTTCATACATTCTGTCGTATTACCACTACCAACTTGAATATAATCTGCTCCAGCAAATGACGATATTCCAGTAAATTTAATAACATCCTGAGCTACTGAAACATTATCTGCTAAAGTTGTAGTGACAGATGTTCCAGCAATTGGAGACTGGATCATATTATCAACCAACATCAGAACTTTCTGGTTCTTATTAGTTGCAGTTAATGAGTGTGATGTTCCAATACCAACACTAGTAAAGTCTAATACAACTGGATTGGATGCTAATGCATCAGCAGCAGATCTTGCAAGTTGAATTACATTCTCACTTTGCTTAATAACAAAGACTGATGATGGTGTACGAGTAGTTGATCCAATACCAGCAAAACTAGTATTCGCAATACTAATAGCATCAGTAGTGAAACCAGTTGAAACTGAATATTTAACTTCTTCTCCTGTTACAAAGAAGTGGTTTGGTAGTTCAATAGTATTAGCATCTATATTAACATAAACTGAACTAGATCCATCAAAATTCCTTCTAAAGATATCTTCATTCTTATATTGAAGATTAAATCTCTTCTTAACTGTATTTTCTGTTCCTTCATATATTGAACCGTTAGTTTCAATAGTTGCATTATTAAATTCCTTTATTGTATCTCCACCCAATTCTCTACCACCAGGAGATACATTGGTATTCTCCTCAACCCTCATAGCATTCATGAAGATCTTAACATCAATATCTCTACCAGAAGCAGGTCTATATGTAATCTCTGTATTATCTCCATAAGCACTTCTTCTTCCATCAATAGTACCTAAGTCAGTGAAAGCAGTACCAACTTTAGTTTCACCATACTCAGTCATATAAACAGTATCATTTCCATTCTCAGCATAATCATCAATAATAATACCTTCTGTTATACAATGTGAATTTGTAGCAGTATCAGTTGCTTGAACCATGAAGTATGCAGCATCATAATCATCACCATAACTTCCAATACCAATAGCATCAGGATCAGCAGCCGCTTCCATGAATGTACTTTGAGCTTGCATTGCACCATACTGGAATTCATATGAACTTCTTGAGGTATTTTTATATCCTTCCGTAGAGAATGCTACCGCAATTGCATTAACTCTTGTTGTGGTAAATCCAGCATCAGGTGTATATTTAACTACAATATCCTGATTGTTCATATAGGAATAGAATGTTCCTATATTACCTGCTGATGAATAAGGATCAAGGTAACTATGAATAGTTAATTGACCAAACTCTTGCCATGAAACCTCACTTCCATCACAAATTACAGTTACTTCATCATATTCAACTTTTCCAGTATCAGTTTCAGCAGTAACTAATAGTTTTGCAGATCTAGTACCAGATATATTAGTTCCAACTCCAACAAATCTATAAATCTCACCTGCCTCACCACCATCTATTTCAACATTAGTACTTGCAATACTGACTAAAGAACCTGTGTAATCTGTTGATATACCGATTGTTGTACTTCCAATAGAAGCAACAGAAGTCTCAATTCCAAGGACATTCTTATCAAGGTTGTATGAGAAAGTTCTTATATTATAATTGTTTACTTCATACTTAGTTGGATAGTATCTAAGAATAGTTTCACCACCTTCATAGATGTAGTCATAACTTCCAAGATCCTCAACAGTACTCATATCACCATACTGGTTGATCATAGAGAAACCACGATCAATATCATGTAAGGCATTAATTATCATTAACTGCCTTTCGCCACCATATAACCTATCTCTTACATAAGCAATAATCTTCTGAGATCTACCATCTTTAGTAGATTGTCTAAAGACATCAGCATATCTTGATGTTCTTGCATTATCATCAAAATCTTGACTTATATCATCTACATTCAGAACTCTGTTTCCAACAGACTCTGCATAATCTGTTAAAATACGATTCTCAAATACAATCTCATCAGAGAATACTTTATCACCAATAAGATAGTTTTCAGTAACTAAATCAAATGTTTCTACACAATGTAAACTCTCAAAACCTAAGAAATCTACAACAACATCAGTGGTTGTTTCTGGAATTGGATGTAAAGTATTTTCGTCTTCTTGAGTTGACTCTAACTGCAAATCACTAAACTTCTTAAATCCTGCAGCATGGTTTAATGAACTTACGACATCTTTCCAATCATCATATGTTACTCTAGATTTAATAGCATATGAGAAGTTTTGATAATACTCATTGTCATGAATTCTCTGTAATTCGTCATTTAAGAATCCTGTTGAATACTCCCAACCATTCTCAACAATAGAATAATAATCTAAGTCATATTTTGCTTCTGAAGCAAGTTTACTAACTATTCTTCCTTTAGCACCAGTCTCGTTAGATTCAACTGTATTACCAACAGCAAAGTCTCTATTACTCTCTACTACCAATTCTCCAGATTGTGGATCCCACTTAAAGACTTCACCTGTTGCAGTTCCATCAGTTACAGATTCTTCAGGGTTAAACTGATTACTCTTAAGAACAGATTCAAAGTGAGGGAAATATTTCTCAGGTGTTATTATTGCAGCAGAATTAACACTATTGAACGTTCCAGGTAACTGATTGGCATCCTTATCAAGGAAGTCTTCCATACTATAGGTTAATGTTGGATATGCACCCAAATTAGTAGAAATACCAGTTACAGTGAATAGGTTATAATCATAATTTTTAGAGTTATAACCAAGACCAGTTGAACCAACACCAACACTAACGTTCTCAACTATAATTCTATCTCCAACCTCAAATATAAAGTCTTGAGTTCTACTACATGGATTCTTTAAAGTAGCAGTTACTACTTGAGTTCCTGTGTTATAACTAAAGTCCTTAATCCTAATACCATTTGGGTTTCCTGTAGGTAAAATTGTAGGAGCAGTATTTGATAGACTATTTGTATTCTCAAGGATCTCAACATGTGCTCCAGAAGTATCAATATGATATCTTAAATCAACATCTAAAATTTCCTTCTTAGTTCTACTATCAACAACTACTAGACTTGGAGGAGTATTATATCCTCTTCCTAAAGAAGTAACACCAATAGATTCAAATCCAGTTAATGCATCAATAGATAGAATTTGTGGGAATCTAGCATCAGGTCTTAATGTTTTGTCTGTAGGATAGTCAAATCCAATGTTTTCTATAGAAGTACTCTTAACCTTTCCTATAGATTTACTGGATGCTTCTAATATAACTCCAGTTCCTGTTGTAGAAGATACTGTAGTTATTCCAGGTAGTTCTGAATATCCACTTCCTCCACTAACAATTTCAAGTCCAGTAATACGACCATATGCATCTGTAGAAGTTGTATCGTATTCCAACTGTGATACAGTTGAGACATATGAATCAGTTTCTGGATACTTATTTAAATCATAAGTGAAAGTATTATCAGATTCCTGAAGAATCTTAAAGGTTCCTGAATAATCACTATCTTTAATTATTACTTGATTATATCCATCAACAGCAGTATCTATTACTAGATCCTTATAAAGTTGAGGATTTTTTCTTTCGTCAGCAGGAGTTAATTTATAGTAGAATACGTCTGGAGTATCTTTGTTAACAGCAAGTGTTATCTTAGCATCACTTGTAACCCCTATAGTACCTGTTTTAACAACATCAAAACTCCTACTTGTAGCATTTGTCTCATATCTCTCAGTATAAGAAGAATCATGATAGAATTCTAGATCAAATGCTGGATATTTTTCAGAACCTCTTGTATATGAAAGAGAAGAATCTGATAAGTCGAAAGTTATATTAGAATCTCTATAGAAATTTAAAGCTGGGTTAACAACACAGATTGTTCCAACCTTTGCAGTTGTAAGACCAACAAAAGATGGAATTGATCTTTGAGTCTCATATTTGTCTAAACACAGTTTAATTTTATTTCTATCAATGACATAAACAAAATATTCTTTTTCATTAACTAATCCGCCTGTAGGAGTATCTGATTTATGAATTACTTTTTGTCCAGTAACCAATCCATGGTTTATGATACTAATTGAATCAGGAATTCCTGTTAATGAAGTTGAAGATGTAATTCCACTTGCACTAAATCCTAAACCACGAGTAACTACCTTTCTATTTGGTTTATCATACTGAATAGTTGTAATACCACTATTTCTAGGATTAACATCAATAGTAACTGTAGAATTATGCTTTAATCCATGAGTTCCTGCTACAGCAACAGTTACTCTATTTTGTTCAATAGATCCTTTTATAACTCCATCATAATTTGTTTTAAAACTATGGTATACGCCAGTTCCTACTCCTGCAAAATAAACTAGTCCGGTGTGTGCAGTTGTTTCTGCAATTCCAGCAAATGACCCAGTTGAACCTAAACCAACTTTAACTGATGAAATACCAATTAAATCATTACTTACCTTAGCAACATATAGTGCAGGATATAGTGAAAGATTTACTACAGTACCAATAGCAACATTATTCGCAGATGTAATAATTCCTATAGAAGATCCAGTGTTTGTATGATAGGTTATCTTATCACCAGTCTCTAATGCATGTCCTGGAATGTATATTGTTTGTGCAGGTACATAACGTGTAGTATGCATCCCATTACCAGGGTTGCTAAAGGTTACAGTAGAACCTGAACCCACTACAGTACCAGCAGCACCTACTGGAGTAGCACTACCCAATCCAACAGACTCTAAAGGATAGAAATAGTATTCCGCATTCTGTTTTGGACTATATGTAGTGTTTACACCAATATTGAAGTTGAATCTATTAGGAAGTTCTTGTATCTTAGTTCTAGCAGTATGAGACAATCCAACTACGGATTCTCTTAAAACTCTAACCCTAGAATTAACTCTGTCGATATTTAATATTTTAACATCCTCATCACCACTTTCGGCAATACCTTTCAAACGTATATAATCATTTTCTTTTATAGCAGGATATGTTAAAGCACCACTTACTGGTAGATATGTAACAATACCAGTAGCACCTATTGTTCCAATTCCAGTAGATAATACCAGATTATTTGTGCTAATACCAACTTGATAAGAACCTTCAAGTAAAGAAGATGTTGTTGTTAATCCAGATATTGCTAAAACAGTATTGTTTATAAGATTATGACTAGTTGTACCTATTCCAGTAAATACTCCCTTTCTGCCTGATGGATAGAATTCAACATCATCTACTTTAACAGCATTTAATGTTAGAGTTCCTATTCCTGGTCCAGCAACTTTTGAAACTCTTGCACCTGGAATATAAGTATTTGGTGTATCTTCTTCAAAAACAACCTTATCTCCAACTTGATATTTTGTTCCACCAGTAACAATACCTATTGCATCTATACCACCCTTATCAACAAACTGAATAACAGAATCTTGAGTACTATAAGTATATGGTTCAATAACATAATTATATCCACTATTATCTTTATCTAAAGCATATGGGAAAGTATTTCTAACCCAATTAGTTTTGTTTAAATCTATATCGTCCTGATTGGATAATCTTTCATAGTTAAACTTCTCTGGTTTTGCATTAAATGAATCACCAATCAAATATGGGAATGCAGGTTTCTTATAGTCTACAAAGGGTCCTGTACCCTCTACATCCGCCTCGAATGTAGCAAAGTATGCATAAGTACCATTTGGATATTCTGGTGTTACACAGAACCTTCCATTACTCTTATCCAACACACCATCATCAGTTGAATATGACCATTCAAAATCTTCAACGAAGAATTCTTCTGGGAATACATTAGTTGGAGGTCTATTTACTTTTGCTACTGCATTCTCAGTATATCCGGATTTTAATTGAATAACTGTGCCACCAGTCTTTTGAGTATATCCATATGGTCCATATATTGGGTTACCATCATATGCCCAACCAATAATAGGAGAGTGCTTATCTTGGACAGACTCTTGACCGTTTATAAGAGTTAGATCCTTCTTACCATATAAGATATCTCCATCAGAACCAGATGTATAAAGAATCTTTCTTAAACTTCTAGGAGCATATGCATATGAACACTGTAATTCAAATGATCTATTTGTTGGTCTATCGATAAAGATATCATCATTTCTTAAGTTAGCAAAGTTTCTCTTAAAGTTATTAACTGTCCATTGTTGTACTTTTGGTCTAAAGAATGCATTTTTTCCTGCTGCTTCTACATTAACTGTTGTGGTAGATGCTCCATATCCAATTCCACCCTTATTAACTTTTATAGCAATAATATTGCCCTGTGCATTCATTTCAGGGACTAACTCTGCACCTGTCCCTACACCAGTAACAACTAGATTTGGTGCAGTATTATAATCGGTTCCTGCAAAACTAACACTAACATCTACAATAGATCCATTAGCAACTACAGGACTCAAATAAGCAGAACTTCCACTAAAGAGATTAATATCAGGATTTCTCTCAAAATTAAGTATCTCAGATGCACCATATCCTACTCCATTTTCTTTCAAATGAATTGAAGTTATTTGTCCTCTTACGATTGGTTGTGCAACACATCCAAATGTATCACCTGAAATAGAAGATATTCCAACTGCTCCAATTACTTCAACACTAATAGGTGGATAATTAAAACTATGGGTTCCTATACCAGTAGATGTTAAATCTGCAAATTGATCAGTATTATAGTAGAAATCTTTTACAGTAGTTCCAAGACCAACAGCAGCTAGTCTAAAAGTATCCTTATCTAGAACTTTTACATAATAATCTAATGTAGTAGAAAGACCAGATATAGTAGTATTACTACCATCACCAATATCTAAAGAATACTGAACAACTTCACGATCCTGATAATCATGGTCTGGTATCTTTATAGCATTTAATGCAGTATCAACACCAACTGGTTGAAGTGTTCTTTGCTTATTTTCGTATCCAGTACCAGGATTAGTAATCTGAATAGTACCTACTACTGCTTTACCATTTAAAGATCTTAGAGAATGATTTCCTTCGCCATAATCAGTAAATCCTGTAGTACCAACACCAGCAATTGCATCATTTAAGGAAGTATATAATTTAACGTTCTTATTATCAATTACACCAACATAGTAAATTGCACCAGTACTTAAACCTGTTAATGATTTCTCTCCAAATGTTTTATATTCTACTCTTTCACCATTTCTAAACTTATGGTAGGTTGTGAATCCAATAATAGAGGTATCAAGACCTACTTGAATTGAAGTAGATACTCCAGTAGCATCAAAGGAAACTTCATGGGGTTTTGTGATTAATTTTGCTTCAGCAGTTGCCCCTTCTCCGTTACCACCAGAAATTTTTACAATAGGAACTTCGATAAAATCATATCCAGAATTTAAAACTTTAATATCTTTAAAGTTACCTTCAACTGCGACATATCCAGTTGCTCCAGACCCAACAGAGTCATTAATACTGAGCATAGGTGGATTTATCACATCATAGTTTTCACCGCCCTTGGTGACCTCTATAGAGTCGATCTGGCCAGCATATACAGTGTCCCTGGACTTATAGTTTAATACTTCAACACCATCTATAAGGATACCAGTATAACCAATAGGAGTTTCATGTATCTGCCCATCATGGACTGGTTTAGAGATCTTTCTTAGTAATTTCTGTGGTTGTAATTTTCTATCGTGGAAATAATATTTCTCTACAGTATTATTGGCAATAGTTACAGTATCAGTAGCAGAATCAACCTTGGCAAAAATACCACTATAGATGTTTGGAAGACTCTTTGCTAATTTTACAATATTATCATCTATTCTTTTTACAAAATAAAGACCTTCATCAAAAAGTTGACTTATAACCCATTCTTGACGAATAGTATTTCCTGAAGAATCAACAGTATCAACTGAACCCTTTTCAGGAGTATAATAAATTGCGTCACCAGTATAGAAGTTGTGGTCAACACCAACGGTTAAAGTAATTTCTTCAGCACCTGCTTCATAAATTCCAGAAAGTGTTACTGTTTGAGTTCTAGGATTTAACTTTAATCTACCATGTGATGGTAATGAGTTTGAAGCAACTAAGACAGATTCACCACCAACATAAACATTTTGTATATTTGCAATAAGTCTGTTTAACTCTCCATGTATATCAGAGTCAACCCTTGAAAAATCTTTACGTACATTGACGATAGTTGTTGTATCACCAGGTATACCTTCACCTCTGATAATAATAGTATTTGCATCATAAGCATCTCTTACCTCATATTGATTAGGTAGAAGATCATTAGTCTGATCATACAGTCTTATATTATCACCAATTCTGAAAATATTAGGATCTTTAGTAACTAACTTGTAAGTTGAGTTTATAGAGTCGATTAATTTTAATTCTTTAATGTCATAATTTTGAATTGTATTGAAAATCCAATTATTTTGACTAAAACTAGTTCCAATATGTCCTAATGACTTAATTTTTATTTTTGCACCTTCATTATAATAGCGAGTATCACTTGGAATCTCCAAATTGTTCAATACTGATCTAATTTTTATTCGTATTCCATCAGTTGTTGCAGCACCAGCAGAATATGCATAGGTATCTTGGTCAACCAATGTCATATCTCTAATGGTTGATGCAATTGATGTGGTATTAATTCCTAAAAACTGGTTAAGAGTCTTATAAGAATACGTTGCAATTCCAGAATCTCCGTTTTGATAGACATACGAGAGGGTTCCTGAATTAGGAAATCCTAAAGTTGAGTCAACATCAATGTATGTTTGAGCAATTCCAACATCACCAACGATAATCGACTTAGCATGAGCAGAGAATTCACCATATAACAACTCAGTAGAACCGTCATTTTGGTTCCATGAAGTGTCCAGACTGACTTTATAGAAGATATTGGTGTTAATTCCAACATTTATACTCTCTACATGCGATACTGGAGCATATGCTTTTGAAATATTTTCAAATTCGTCTTGAAAAAGGGTCTTATTGATTAAATCTAAGGGATCTCCCTCTATAGATTCTACAATAATATCTCTTGTTTTCTTATAATTGGCATTAGATGGAGAAATTACATGATCTATAGGTCTAACAACGTCCGCTCTTTCGTTAAAAAGTGCTCCAAAGAGGATTTTAAAGGATTCATCAGTACCCCTTGTAGAATAAAAGTCTTTAGATTGCTTAATAAAGGTTGCTTTATTTAAATCTTGATGTAAATCTTTCTGAATTCCATATAATAATTGATTTTTAACCTTTCTTAAAAATTCTTCTAGGAATAAAACACTTAAATTTTCTACTATAACGTCTTCATCATGAGCTACAGCAACAGAAGTAGAGAAAACTAAGTCTTCTGGTTCACTAGGATTTGTAAAAGAAGTGATTCCACTGAACCCTCTCGTGCAATCAACAAATTTTATATCAGTTTTACTATCATAAGATATAATTTCATCACCAATCTTTATTAATCCATTATTATCTGGGAATCCAACAGTATTTTCAACACTTATATCAGTATCATCATCTTCAACTCTTGATGTAAGAGAGGTTGTTTTAGTAACATTTCCACATTCGCTTAACTTTATATAAGAATCTATATTACTAATTAAGTCAACTGGACCACCTTGATACTCTTGTCCCTTATAATAAGCACTTAAAAATTCCCCAACCAGCGGAAATTCGTCCCTAACATAACTAGGTAACTGATTTTTTACAATCTTGTTAAGTTGAACTTTCTTTAGGGTCATGTTATCTTACTATGCTGCCTGTGCTATAACTTGGAGTAACAGTATAAGTTGACCCGGATGGATCGGCACCAGAAGCAATTTCATCAACAACCATGTCAACATCGCTTCTATCTAATTGCAAATAAAGGTCTTGCAAACCAATAACATCATTGGATTCGGGAATTGTCGATATTTCTAAAATTTCCACGTTATCCTTGGGTTTGCCTGATACTATATTTATCGGGTTTAGAGTAATGCGTCCTTTGGCATAATCAACAACACCAATATTGCGTCTTACGACTACTGGAGGACCACTTCTATCTCCAGGTAATGTAAATAACGAAATTTTACCTTTTTTCTTATCAGAATCTGGAATATCAAATAAGTAGACATCATCAACAATATCTAAAACCTTAAATGGAGTAGATCTAATATTATAACCTTCCATAGAAGAAATATGGAATTGATTACCAAAATCAACTGCATATTCTGCAAATTGATTAACTGCAATTCTCAAATCTCTTCTTATTTGAATAGTAGTAATATTTGAAGATATTGCTTCATGACTTTGATCAATAATCTTCAAGAATTTACTATATTTGAATCTTGCGCCATATTTGTTCAATTCTGAAGATTCTGCATACTTGTCAATATTGGATTTTGCCAAACTTGAGACATTAGCAACATTTTTTGCTAAATTTACGTTATAATAGACTTTACTCTCAGTTTCAATAAACAAATACTTCAAATCAAGAATTTCTGGGACAATTCCTGCTACAGAGTACTTTTTAAGACTTCTTTTTATATTTTCCTTAATTGCATTCGATACAAAGTCACCAGTTCTTGGTTTTATACTAATAAAGACCTTTCCATATTGTGGTGGGACTAATTCTTCACCACCATAAACAGAAATGGACTCTGCTTCAGGATAAATCTTGTTTGGAATCAATATTTCATAGTCATTTGCGGTTAATGCTCTATTTTGAGTAGCATATACCTGTGGTGCATACTTTTTAATGGATTCTGTGCTCTCAATTGATTGTCCACCTGCTGAAGACTCATTTGCAGTCACTAGAGAGATACCACTAGTAACATTTGAGGTAGAATTGTTGCGAGTATAGACTAATTTACCACTAAAACTGAAATTTGATACACCATTACCATTTTCACCGTTAGTTTTGATATAAGAGACATTAATTTGGTTACCGTCTTGTAATGCCTTACCGAAAATACCATCTCCGAAGATTATTTCATATTGTTCGTCCTCAATTTCCTGAATAAAGTAAATTGGAGACGTTCCGGTTATCGTTGACCCAGAATTTGAGTCAAAAAGATCATCTTGACGAGAATATGTCAATGAAACTGAAGAATTTGGACTTGGTTTTACAGAAACCTTAAGAGTTTCTAAATCAATTCCACTATTTGATAAAATAAACTTATTAAATGGATTTCTAGACGAATATTCAAATGATTGTTCAACAACAGACCCCTCATATACGTCTACTTCTTCAAAACTAGCAATTCCATCAACAACACTAACAGATTTATCCTCTGTAATACCAAAAACAAAAGATTGTCCGTTAAATTGTTTACTTGTAGCAACTACAGTTCCTTTTTTAAGTACTACACTAGGTGGAGTTGGTGAAACTGATGAAATATCACAAAAAAAGTTAACTGTTGCTTTTGCTGCCTTTTTAGACCTTGGTAAATATCCAATATTTCTTGCTAATGATACAACATTCTCTCTTAATGTTGCACTATCAATAAAAACTTCATTAGATACCATGTTGGCATTATATGAAGTGATATATGTATTATATGCTAAGACATTTAGAATAGTTGATAAGTTAGATCCTTCAAAATCATAATCCGTAAAGTCTGAATTAGACTTTAGGTAATCTTTAAGTGTAGTTTTAATCTGGTCAAAATCAAGACCAGTAAAGTTTAAAAGTGGCATTTATCTAGACGGTAGCAACACAAATTCTAAATCTTGAGGAGGGGTATCAGAACCAATTATCTGATATGTGATTACAACATTGTATTCGTTGTCATCATAGTTTGCTATAGAGTCAACATTTAATAATTTAACTCTTGGTTCGTATGTATTAATACTATATTCAATTTCATCACGAATTGTAATGGCAGATACGTCATCAAGATTCTCAAATAACGTAGCAGATACCTCAGAACCGAAATCTGAATCAAAAAACTTTTCCCCAGGAAGGGTATATACAATATTTCTTATAGAACGGGCAATTGCAGACTGATCTTTAAGACCAATTAGGTCATCACTAAGAGGATTGCTCTTAAAAGACATGCTAAGGTCCTTATAACCTTGTTTTACCCTTTCTAAAGGCATAAAAAAATAGTAATTCTAACTTATTTATTAAGAATATTTACCGATATTCTGTAATGACCTCATAACTCTCCAATTCTTGGCAATTTTGGTCATCATCACCGTCCTTAAGGTACTCAAAAAGGTCTGTTTGTACCTTTTTATCGCTTTTTTTAGGTGTAAGTGGATCATTAGCGATCTCACGTAGCATTTTTCCGTTAAAATTTTCCATAATTTTGACCTAGGTGATGTGTATCGGTAATAAAAAAGGATATTCGGTGTTTATACCAAATATCCTACTAAAAATATAACGTCGTTGTATGTTATTTAGACACAATTCACGGTTTACCTGTCTTTACGGTAGTTTCTAGTATTGCCTCTTTAATAACAGTCTTCAATTGTCTTAACTTTTTCTTTCCTAAACCCGCCCTAGTATCAATCTTAACCTTCAACCAATAGACAAAGGCAAGAACTAGTATAAATTGAATGCCTTCTCCCCATGATAGGTTCCATGCCTCATTAAGGTCGAGACTCGCCGCCGCGAAGGTGTTAATTAAGTTCATCTACCTTGTCCTCGGTATTCTTTCTTTGCTTTATTACGAGAACTCGCGGCGTATTTGGTGTGTTTACCTGTTCCTTGACGAGTTTTCTTTGGACGGGATTCAACAAACTCTGCTGAACCCCATTGGCCTTGTTTAGTTTTAACTGGCATAATTCAATTTGGGTTATAAAGGTTTAAGATGTAAACTGTAAGGAGGATGCCGAGAACGACACCCAATCCAATCACTGATAATAAGTTGATCATATTACTCGTGTCTTTTCATGTCCTACACGAATACGAGGGTCGCACCAGATCTCATAGTCTGCGTCTTGTGCATCTAAACAGAACGATACGTCTTCTCCACACATGTCTTGTACGTCGCCGCTTTCAAAGACTTGCATCTTAGGAGCAAACCAAGGATACTCAAGTGATTCAAAAACACCATTCTTAATAAGCACCCAACCAAAACCAGTGTAATCACAAGTAAATGGTTTCCTTCTTTTCGAGATACTTTCGACGGTCTCGTGATTCATAACTTCGCCATTCTTAC